TGATACCAGATGCACAAATACAGAATAACAATATAGCGCAGTGGTATTTATTTGGTGGTAGTGATGGTATGATGAATGATATGATAGAGTTACAATGGCAGAAGTAGAATTACCTGGTGGTATAAAATTTAAAGGTGGCAAGATATTTGTCATACTTACAGCGTTGACTACAGCTGGAGGTGCTTTGTGGGGTGGTTTTGAATTTTACAAAGATTACCTAACAATGAAAGAACAGATACAAGAATATGTTGCACCAGATCTATCTGGCTTCGACAAAGAGATTGCTCTTACAAAAGAAGAAATGAAAAGCAAAACAGATCTTATACAAACAGAAGTAGAGATGATTATGCAAGAAATGGAAATGATTATGTCTGAAATTAGACTAGTATCTGATGTAGCAAATGAACTTAAAAACGACCTACGACAAGATGTAAGACGAGTAGAAAAAATAGTAAATGATGTAGAACAATTAGTTAAAGAAGATTCGAGAGAAACCAACCAGGAGTTAAGAGATACCACGAAGGACATTCAGGAAGACATGGCACGATTAACGGATAAGTTGGAATCAGCCATGACTGAACTAGAAGAAAAGGTTGAAAAGAGAATAAAGCTCGCATTAGAAAACCCTTTATCACAAATGTAGCATGGCTAAAACACCCTCTAACGAATACTTTACACCAGTCAAAAAAAGAACTAGTATAGGGCGTTCTTCACGCAGTAGGCCAAAGAACAAAAACAAAAGAAGGCAATTTGTCAAATACAGGGGACAAGGATGACCAAATTATGTCCAAGAGGAAAAGCGGCAGCAAAGCGTAAATTTAAAGTATACCCAAGCGCCTACGCAAACGCTTATGCTTCGAAAATATGTGCAGGAAAAATCAAAGATCCAAGCGGTAAAAAAAGAAAAGATTTTAGAGGACCAAAAAGAGCCTCTGGTGGCGTTATTGATTTTAACAAATTATCTCAAGAAAGAAAAAAAGTTTCTCAATTTAACAACGGCGGAATAGCAAGAGGTTGCGGAGCTGTAGCTGGAAGTAAGAGAAAAGTAACTAAGTATAATTAAAATGTCAGGTCATAAAGGCTTAGCTAAGTGGTTCAAACAAGATTGGGTTGACATTGGATCAAAGAAAAAAGGTGGTGGATTTAAGAAATGTGGTCGCTCTAAACAAAAAGCGGATGCAAAAAGAAAATATCCAAAATGTGTTCCAGCAGCTAAAGCTGCAAGAATGACAGAGAGTCAAAGAAGATCAGCAGTAAAAAGAAAAAGAAGTAAAGCTCAAGGTGTTGGAGGAAAACCAACTAATGTTAAAACATTTGCAGCAACAGGTGGTTTAATAACAAATCAAAGAAGAGCTGGAGCAGCACAGAGAGGTTTTGGTTTTAGAGGTGTCTTCTAAAAAAGATCCCAAAGTAGGAACAGGTAAGAAACCAAAAGGTAGTGGAAGACGTCTCTATACTGACGAAAACCCTCGTGATACTGTGGGTATTAAGTTTGCTACTCCTAATGATGCCACCAAAACTGTTAAAAAAGTTAAAAAAGTTAAAAAACCTTTTGCAAGAAAAATTCAAATATTAACAGTTGGTGAACAACGTGCTAAAGTTATGGGTAAAAATAAAGTAGCAAGTATATTTAAAAAAGGTAAAAATGCCATTAGAAAAGCAAATAAAAAAAGACGTCCGTAAATGGTCAGAGCATTTTCTAGAAATACCTAATAAACATTTAGGTGGATTTCCTGCATGTCCTTTTGCTAAAAAAACATGGGCAGACAATAAAGTAGTTGTTGAAGTTAAAAGAAAAAATAAATGGTATAAAACCGAGTTAAACGCACATTTAAAACAATTAGATTTTTCTGTTCATGAAATATTGATATTCTGTGATCCTTACTTTAATTACTCTCTGGAAGAGTTTCAGGATATCATAGATGCGTATAATAATTGGTATAATAAAAAGGATGTATTTTTTATGGGTTTTCATCCCAGCAACCCAGCCAACGAGGAGGAGCAAGAATTTCTCGTCACTCCAAATGGGGACACCCCTACTGTAGAGAGTGATTTGATGTACTCTATGATGTTAGCACAAAAGTTCTCGCAATTACAGGAAGCTTCTGATAAACTACACAAGGCTGGTTATTACAATAAGTGGCCAAAAGGGTACTATAAAGACGTCGTAGTATCTAGAGCTAAAACCTATAAACGAATATTCGGAGGTCAATATGATGGGTAAGAAAAAACAAGCAATGATGAAGAGAGGCGGTTCCGTCAAAAAAGCTGTCAAGAAAAGAGGCGGCGGTATGATGAAAAAAGATCCAATGGCAATGGCTATGGGTGGAAAGGTTTCACCTAGAAAAGCAATGGCTATGGGTTTAATGGGTGGTGGAATGGCTGCCAAGAAAAAAGCTGTCAAGAAAAGAGGCGGCGGTATGATGAAGGGTAAGAAAAAGAAGGTAAAAAAATAGATGCCAACTTACGCTTCAACAGCTAGCTTTGACTTGACGATTGATCAAATTTGTCAAGAAGCTTATGAACGTTGTGGTTTGCAAATTCGTAATGGATATGATTTGCAAACTGCAAAACGTTCTCTTAATCTCATGCTTGCCGAATGGGCAAACAGAGGCATAAATCTTTGGACAGTAAAGAAACAAGAAAAATCATTACCAGCAAACACAACAAATTTAACAGGTGCTTCTTTATTTGGATCAGGAGCAAATGCACCAGAACAAATTGTAGATATTACAGATGTAATAATAAGAGACTCTAGTAACAATGATTATTCAACAACGGCAATAGCAAGAGCGCAATATTGGAATTACACAGTTAAAACGACCAGCGGAAGACCAACTCAATACTATTTTGAACGTACGATAAACCCAACACTATATCTATATCCTGCAGCTGACCAAGCTTACACTCTAATATATTATGCTCTTGTTCGTATGGCTGATTCGGGCGATTACACAAATAATTCTGAGATTCCTTTTCGTTTTCTTCCATGTCTTGTAGCTGGTTTAGCTTATTACATATCTATGAAAAAAGCGCCAGATAGAATGCAAGCGTTAAAACTTTTGTATGAAGATGAGTTTAAAAGAGCAGCTGATGAAGATGGATCAAGAACAAGTATTTATATTACACCTTCTACATATTACCCTAGCGGTGGAGGTTATTAATGCCAAAATATGCTAGCGGTAGATTTGCTAAAAGAATATCTGATAGATCTGGATTAGCTTTTCCTTACAATGAAATGGTAAAAGAATGGAATGGATCTACTGTGCATACTAGTGAGTTTGAACCAAAACATCCTCAATTAGATCCTAGATACCATCCTACAGATCCTCAGTCTTTGCAAAATGCGAAGCCACAAATAATTAGTGCAAATGTTTTATTAGGTATTAATATGTTTGCAGGTAATATTTTTCAATCCGATGGCATGATGCCAAAAGATGATGATAAAGAGCTGCTTGCTAAAACGCAAGTTGGAACGGTAAGTGTGGTGGTGTCATGACAACATATAGTGAATTAGTAGATCAAATTAGAGATTATACAGAAACAACATCTGATGTGTTGACCACTATAATAGTTAATGATTTTATTGAACATGCTGAAAAAAGAATATTTAGAGAAATAGATTTAGATGTTTTTAGATCTTATCAATTTGCTACTTTAACAACTGGTAATCCATTTGTATCTTTACCTGGAGCAAATGCAGGAGATTTAGCTTTTGTAAGATCAGCACAAATTTACACACCAGGCGGAACTCCTATAAGAACATACCTTTATCAAAAGGATATAACTTTTATGAACGAATATTGGCCAAATAGGGATTCTACGGAAAAACCAAAATACTATGCAATGTGGGATCAAGATACAATATATCTTGCGCCTACGCCAAATTCTGCATATAATATCGAATTAGCTTTGAACAAGCAAGAAGCAGGCTTGTCTTCATCCAATACAACTAGTTGGGTGAGCACAAATGCCCCAAAAGTTCTTCTTTATGCTGCACTTTGTGAAGCATTTAGATTTTTAAAAGGGCCAGATAATATGCTTCAATACTATGAACAAGGCTACCAACAAGCA